TCATGGCTGTATTGCCGGTGGTGATTTGGTTCTTCATGGGCGCACTGGCTAACGATTTGATGATTAGGGGTGATAACTATGACTAAGGTATTGGATAAGGCGGCAGCTAAAGAAGCGCTAACTGACGTAGGCGTCGGCTTCTTTATGGCATTTCCGGTTGCCCTGGCTGTCTTATCCTTTACAACCTGGCTGAACTTTGGAGTGATAACTACGGCCGTCTTTCAGACGCTGGTGTTCACTATCGTGTCGTTGTTGCGAAAGTATTTTGTACGGGTACACTTTAAGAAGATGAATGGCGAGTATGAATAAGAAGATCTTCTTGACGGAGTTTACCTGGGACGGGACCGACTACACTGGCCCGAACATTGTGGCGGACACGCATGAGCAAGCCGAGCTGATTTGTGAAAGCTTGGGCTGTCGAGTGGTGGGTGAGCTGACCGATGTGATAGTGGCGGAGGAAGGGTATGAGACACTGCATTAAGGTCATGCTGGGTTGTGCCAGCTCTGGCTATAAAAGAGATTGCATACATTTATGTGGCGACCTGGTGATTCTAGGTTACCTAACACTTGGCTATACCCTGGGCTGTAAGCCTTGTATTTACTGGGGTTCTTACTATAGGTAGTGTATAGCTATTAATTATGGGAATAATATATATAGGCAACATAACACATAAAAACACCCGTTATAGGGCCTTAATGACCATACTAACTTGGGTAGGTGTACACTTACCCCTTGGAGGGAGATATGAGGGAATATGAATTCAAATATAACGACAACATGAGTTACGAAGAGAACTTCAGCAAGTGGTACAATATGAACTGCGCCGAGCGATCGGATTATAACGAGAGGTTATATAGCGAAGAAGAAGGTAAACTGGTGTTCAAGAGTATGTACAAGAAGAAACGTAAACTATATGGCGGGTAGACCTAAAAAAGAAAAGCCAACACTCGTGTCGGTTCCAGATACCTTTGAGAAGGATGACGAGCATGGGCTGACCGCAATGCAAGCCAGCTTTGTTTGGCACTACACCGAAGGTGCGTGCAGTCAAACTGAAGCAGCTCGTAAAGCTGGATTTGAATTCCCAGCTAACTCAGCCAGCAAGATGCTCAACGGCAAGAACTTTCCTAATGTCACCAAGGCGGTTCGCATTCGCCAGGACGAACTGGCAGAGAAGTATGCGATCACGCCAACGAAGACTGGCACGATGTTGTGGAAGGTAGCGGAGACTGCATTTGAAAGTGGACATTACAATGCAGCTGTGTCGGCCATCAAAGAACTTAATCAGCTTGCCGGCTTATCGGTTAACAGATCCCAGAACATTAATATCAATGCCAACCTGGAGACTATGACCAAGGAAGATATTAAGGAGCGATTGTCCAAGCTTTTGGGTGCTGAAGTCGAAGGCAAACCCGAACAAGATTTCTAACGAACTTAACCACGTCCTGGCCCCGCCAGCCGGTGGGCTGCCCAAAAATCCAAAAAAATGCACAAAATCCCGTAAGTCATTGATTTAACAGGATATTTCTGGCACGAGCTGGCACGCAAGAATACCAGGCCGCGTGACTGGAGTGTGCAGACAGGTCACCGGCATAAGTCTGCGCACCAGGTACACTGTACCCTGGCGACCGCAAACCCTTATGTATCAAGGGCTTACGATAGGGGTCCCTTGGATCTGGTTTTTTCTGACGATTTGCTTATGATTTTTGACCCGACACCCCAATATATGGCCGGCGCGACCACGCTAGTCATAAGAATACGGTTCACCACATAGAATCACCAAAATTCTGTACCGAAATTGCAGCACCTACTTTCGCGCCGGTTAGATGGTATACTTGATAACCATGTCAGCATTGAGTCGCACAAAAGGCGCAACATTTGAAAGGGCCGTCGTAAAAGAGATCAATAACTTCTTTGAAACAGAAGGGATCGATTTCAGCTGCAAGCGCAACCTGGACCAATATCAAACCGCGAACCTCACCGACATCGACATTCCATTTCACGCGGTCGAATGCAAACACTACAAAGAGGGATGGGCCTACAAACCCGAATGGTTGAAGCAGACCATTGAGGCCGCTGGTGAAAAAATACCGGTTCTGATTTTTCGGTACAACCGAAAACCCATACAAGTTTGTCTACCAATGTACGCTATAAATCCGGAATGGGAGGTAGACCCATATTTAAATTGTGTAATTTCTATGGACCAGTGGTTTGAGGTTATGAAACGCAACTGGGACCTCTATCGTTGCAAATTTACCTCAACCGTTTAATAATATATCTATGGCTATCCAGAAAAACACACAGAAGAAAATTAAAAAAGTATCCAAGGCCCTGAAAAAAGCGAGTAATTTGCACGCGAAACAGGCAAAGACCCTGGATGCGATCAAAATGAAGAAAGGCGGGACTCCGGACAACGTAAAAAATCCATCGCTTTATTCAAAGGCCAAATCGAAAGCCAAGGCCAAATTTGATGTATACCCTTCTGCATACGCCAATGCGTATATGGTGAAGGAATACAAGAAAATGGGTGGCACCTATAAGGCCGAGGGAGGCGAAATGAAAAAAAATCTAAAACCCGTGCCCGCGGGCAATAAGGGACTAGGTAAGCTGCCGACCAGGGTGAGGAACAAAATGGGCTTTTATGAGAACGGCGGAACCGTAATGGTCCAGGGCAGAGGCTGTGGTGCTATGATGGAAAGCAAGCGTAAAAAGACCAGAGTACCTCGTGGCTAAACCTAAAGGCGGTCTAAGCGAGTGGTTCGGTAAAGGCTCAAAAGGAAACTGGGTTGATATCTCTGCGCCTAAAAAAGGCGGAGGCTTTGAAAAGTGTGGACGCAAAAGCACAAAGGACAGTAAGCGCGGATATCCAAAGTGCGTACCTTCTTCCAAAGCTTCTGGCATGAGCAAATCACAAATTGCTTCCGCGGTTACCCGCAAACGATCAAAGAAACAAGGTGTTGGTGGTAAACCGACAAACGTAAAAACATTTGCAGCGTATGGCGGAGCTGTCATAAAGAACCGGAACTCCGGTTTATATGGGAGAGGCTAGTGGCTGAAAATATAGATATATTTGAAAATGAAGACAGCGTGGAAGTGACTGGCACCCCAGGTGTCGATCAAGTTTTTACACAGATTATTACTAGCCCAGATTTTCGTTCCATGATTCGTGTTGAAGATGTCCCACCTGAAACGCTAGAGGAATCACGGCGTGTATTTGATTATATGCTACAAAGAGGAACACTAGATAATGCTATAGGCTATTTAGTCGATACATTTGGTCGAGCCACCATGTTTCCAGCCGAAAAAAGTTTAGGTGCAGATCCAAGAACACAAATAATTAGCGGTACGGAAGAAAGCTTTGACCAGGGGATAGGCTCTTTGCCTAAATAATTATGGCTGAAATCCAAGACGACGGTTACCTAGAGCGAATCAAAGACTTTTTTGCCCAGCAAGCCCAGGCAAAACTTGAGCGCGACATGATGATGGCTGAAGCTCAACGCGCAGCCATAGATAAATTTACACCGACTCCAGCTCAAGCAGCTTATATCAGTGCTCAGTTTGCACCAGGCGCGGGAGTCACAGATGCTGCCGGCGGGATGGCAAGCTTTCCTACCAGTGAGGCCGAGTTACAGGACGCATTTGCTGGCGAGTCAATGCCTTCATTTGCCGAAAATATAGGTGCTGGTAATTACCTGGACGCGGGATTCCAAGGCCTGGGCATACTTGGTGATGCAACCTATGCAGCGGGACCCTTAGTCGGAGGGACTGTAGGCAGCGTGCTAAAAGGTGCGGGTGCTGCCGGAAAAATCGTAAAATCTGCCCTGACAGCGGAGAGTGTGGGTAGTAGCAGTAAGAAGGGCATAACCGCGCTGAAAAACAACTTTATTGACAACCATCCGCCAATTGGCTCCATGGATGCAGCCACAAACAAACCGGTTACCGAAAAGCTTATTAGAACTCGTGCCAACGCATACGAGAAACAACTTAAAGAAGGGCCTCCGGCCGTAAGGCGTAGAGAAACATTACGCGCAGCGGGAGAGATAGAAAGAATGCCGAGCGCCGATCGTACAATCAAAACTCCAGAAGATTTGCTTGGTAAAGTTTTAGTGCCCGTTGTGGGTGAT